CTACGACACCGTGGGACAAGATGGCCCCGTCATCCGGCAGCGTGCCACCGGAGATAAACGAGTCGTGGCGGTCATTGGTGCCGGTGTAGATGAAGCGGTCGTTCACGTCAGGCGGCAGCACGCCGACCATCAGGTAATGCGGCCCGGATACGTCCGAGGCTGACGTCCCCCACTCTTTCGCCCGGTCGCCGCTTGGCAGTCTGCCGCTGATCTGGATGGCCCCGTAGCGCCCGCCGTCCTGTGCGTACATGTCGTCGAAAATCTTGGTGTCCTCAATGTACGGCTTACCCTCCGGCCAGTTCGTCGGCATCATGTCGTACGGGTTGAACACCATGCGCACGGTAGGCGCTGACGTCAGCTCTACAGGGATTTGGTACTCGACGTCGGCCTTACCATTCACGAATACCTGAACGACGCGTGTGGCCCGGTTCATCACCACTTCGTAGTAATACCAGCGGTTAGGCAACGGGGTGACGTAGCCCACGTCTGTCCGATCCAGACCGGTGTCAATCGTGATAAGCGCGGAAACCGGGTCGACGTAGACCAACATGAAATTCGTGTTACGCCCGGTCATATCGCCAACCTTGAGGCCGAACAGCGGCCCCCGGGCAATCTGTTTACAGGCGAACCCAACGGTCAGCGTATCACCGGCCCACGTCCAGTCACGTTCGTACGCGCTGTTGAGGGTCGTGATCCCGATACTGGAAGGCAGGCGGCCACTACCGGCAGATAGTTGGCCCCGCACCCTGTAGCCCGCCCACGTCATCGTTTCAGTGGGCGACTCGATAGTCCTAAATTGTTCGTAGCCGTCAAAAAATTGTGCCATGAGAGATCCCTTATACCAGTCCGAGCCGGATGACGAAGCCGTAATTCTTGAACCCGGCCACGACTTCTTGCGGCGCGCGCACAGTCAGGCGGTCGCCTTTCGCGAACGACACGATGGTGCCGCCGGACGTGGTAAACGTTGCGTTGAAGTTGCCTTGGTCGACAGTGATGGTGCCGACGTTATTGCCGTTACGCTGCACGCGCAGTTGCACGTACGCCGGGCTGGAATCGTCGGCCATGTCGAGCTGTGAACCGACCATGTTGGCCGGTAGGTACATCGGGTCAAGGATCGGCAGGTGAACAATCGGTTCATTGCTGTACATGGTATCGGACACGGTGACGCCAATGTCGTACCACTTCGGCTTGACGGTTGGATCCGGGTTAGGGTTAACCGGGTCTTCCCCGGTAGCCTCTTCCACCCACGTCGTGCCGTTGTACCAGATAAACTTGTTGTACGACACCGAGTACGCGCGCCAGCCAAGTTTCGGCGTGTAGAAGACCCACGCCTTTTCGACGTAGGTGGCAACATCGCCTTCGTGGCCTGACCATGCACCGGTCGGGTTCGCGGCAACGACATACGTGCTGCCGTCTACCACGCTGCCCGGCGGGGATGAAAACGTCAATGACTGGATGACGGGGTAAAACATCGTGTCGATGAATACCTGAGAGTCGGACATCGGGCCGCCCCAATAGTCCTCCCCTCTGATCCATCCGTAGGGTAGCCCCTGATTCGGGGCTATCTTTTTCGGCATTATTCTGTGTCCTCTGTTGCTGGTGGAACATATCTTGCGTCAGGTAACGTCGTTGCCCATCCGTGATCCCAACTGATTGACCATCCCGGTACGTTGGTTGGGTCTACCGGAGGAATCGGTGGATCCGGCGGGTCAGTGTCCGGGTTCTCCGGGTCAACCGGTGGTGTCGGTGGATCCGGCTCGTCCGTACCACCATCGCCCGGATCGCCGGGTTCGCCCGGGTCTGGTCTGTCTGGCGGCTCTACCGGTGGGTTAGTTCCGCCGCCGTTGTTTCCGCCGCCCGGTGGTTGCCAAGGCCCGGTTCCGCCGCCCGGCTTCTGGCCCGGTGGTAACGGATAGGATGGCGCTTGGAACGTCATGCTGTAACCCTGCCAGTTGAGCATACCATCGCGAACAGCGTTGACGGTAACGTTCAGCGTAGCCCAACCGCCTGCCCGTTGCGCATAACCGGCCTGACGGCCCCACGATTCGATGTCTGCTGCGCGTAGAGTAAACCCGGCGTCTTCCGTGGTGAACTCGCTTAACAGTTGGAACGCGCCGCCCGGGGCTGACGATGAATACGCATAGCCAACACGCACGCGGTACACGACGCCCGGCTCCGGCTGAATGCCCACATGGAAGTGGTCGCGGGCGATACTGCCTTGCGAGATACGGTTGCGGTGGGCATACGTGACCAGCAAGTCTTTCGCTTTCAGGTTGTTGTACGGGTTGAAGTCCGCTGCCAGTGCCGAGGCTTGGTTGAAGAACGGCTGGCCGCCAATCATCATTAAGCCCGGTGGATATGGGCGTTTCGGACGGTACTGCATTTGCAACTGCAGCGGGTAGAAACGGTCTAGCGGAATGGTGATCCCGTAGCTGTCCGGGCGGATGATGACCATTGCTTTCTCGTCGTCCCCAAACGGCATATCGGAGAAGCCGGAGCCATTGGAGATCAGCCACGCCGGTCTTGCGCTGTAGTGCTGTGCCGGAATGGTATCGGCAGCGCCACGGCCAACTTTAAACGTGTTGCCGCTGACTGACTTGATAAGCATGATTTCCTGATCGATAAGAATCAGGTCGCCCGGTTGGGCCATCGCAATCGGCACGCCGTCTTTATCGGACGTACTGCGCATCGTTACTTCGTCTGAGAAGAAGCCCATGCCAAGCGCGGTCACGCCCCACGGTGTCCACGGTTGAGACCCGGACGACGTGTAGTTTGCATCGCTTTCGTGCTTCGTGAACAGGGTGTAGCTGTCAACGGTACGATCTGACGAGCGGGCCACGTAGGCGGACACCTTGGACTCGTTCAGGTTCTTGCCGGTGCGCGACAACTGGATGTACGGGGTTTCGTACAGCAGCGTATCGAGCGGCGTCACCATTACCGATTCCTGCGTCACTTGGTGTGGCAGCAGCGCGATGTTCGGGCCGTTCATGCTATCGGCTTCGAAGAACGTCGCCGGTTGTACCGCTTGGTGCATCATGCTCGCTACCGCCGGGCCACCTTGAGGTTCGTACGGTGGTTCGGTTGTGCTGTCAGCATTGAACGGCTGAACGGCGGCGTGCATCAGGCTCGCGTCATAAACGAATTGCGGCGGCTTCTTATAAACGCTGACCTTAGTCTCGTAGTATTCCCAGCATTCACGACCGTTGCGAACGGAGGTCAAACGTAACGTCGCCAATACAGGGTCTACCGTGCTCGCCTCGACGTTCACGTCGTTAGCGGCAGTTGCGTACGGCCATTGCCACGTAGTCCCGGTGATGCCCGTTTCTGTGCGAACTAGCGCACCTTGTTGGTCATAGATGCGAACGGTGTACGTCGTGCCGCTTTCTGGCCCGATATCCCCTTCCATGTGGCCCACAAGTTTATCCGCTTGCATCAGACGGTCGCGGTGCGCCCAAATCAGGTAGTAGGTGTCAGGCGTTTCGCCGGAATTGGCCGTGTAAGACAGGGATGACGGCGTATACCAGTGGAGTAGCGTCGGGGACGAGGCCAAGTAGTGCTGCACCGCGCCCGGCGGGTATGGTCGTGCGTGACGGAAGTCCATGTCGAGGTGGTCGACCGGTGCGTCGTCAATCGGATAGCGGCCACCGCCCAACGTCCACGGCAGGATCTTGATGTCGATACCTTCGTTACCTGCGTAGCGCTGCCAGTCGGTACCGCCGTCAAACGTCGTAACCCACAACACTTCGCCTTTCTGGTGACGCCAAGGGATCGTATCCATGACACCGCGAGAAACGGTGATGATGTTCCCCTGAATGTTGTCAATGCGGACGAACTCTTCCGAGATTTCCATCTGAGTAGTCTGCCCGGCCAATACCGGCTTCGCGATACGGGCGGCCATACCGACCTGCACGTCCGCCCACTCGGCGGTCATCCCGCTTAGGATAAACGTATTGTCGAGGTAACTCACGTCAGCGGCCAGATCCCCCAGCGCGCCGAAGTCCCCGTTGCCCCGGACATCGTACGTCGCCTCGCCCTCGGCCATGATGCCCATGTCATATGCGGCGGACATAGCGGTCGGCTTCTCGGCTTGGCTGTTGATGAAGGACTGGTCATCGGATACGGAATTCAGCTCGCCTTGCGGGATTTGCTGCACCATATCGACCCACGGCATTTCGTAGACGATGCGACGTGCGAGCGCCGGTTGAAGGTCAGGCACATAACCGGTAGGCGGCTCAACTTGGTTGAACGTGTTGAGCTGGAACGCAAACTGATCTTGCAGCGCGACAATCTTAATCTTGCCGTCGGTCAGGGTGCCATCTTCCACGGTGCCCACACGCACGACAACTTCGGTCAGGCCGCGTTGCTTAGGGTCGCGGATCTTGAACACGTCGCCCGGGTTGATGTTCCATGCCCGGCGGTCGCACACTACGGTGAAGCGGCGGACGTTGGTAGACGAGACCCGGAGGTCACGCTGCGCTACCTGCATCGCCAGTTTACCGGTAGGGATGCCCATGTACTCAACCGTGTTGCTGTTCAGACATTGCTGGTTCTGAATCTGCGCGAGGTTGTGGCAGCGTACTTGCTGATCCTCGTCCATGATTGGGTTGTGGTACGTGACGATAACCTCGTTCACGAAGTTGGCCGGGCTGGCGTTGGTGGCCTCGTCAATGGACAGCAGCCCCGAGTCGCTATCGAAGATCGGTAGGCTATCGAAGTTGTAGTCCTTGCGGATCAGTTTCAGCGTCAGCTTGCCGGTCTGCTTGGACACGTACATCGCCCCGCCGATATGGTCAAGGATGATCTGCTGGAACGCTTCGAGCGTGTCCTGACGCTTCCACGCGATGCACAGACCGAAGCCTTCCTCGTACAACTGGTCAGCCGCCTTACGGAAGGACACGTCATCCACCAAGTCCCGGTTCAGGCCACGACCCCACTCGAAGTTTGACTGGCACTCGTACAGGATGTGCGCCGGGTTCATCGCGTGGATCTCGGACTGATTGCCCGCACCGTCATACCCCAACATCTTGATAAGGCACTTCGGCTCGTACCAGACACCGCCATACCACCCGGCAGTAGACCGGCGCGTCTTGAACTTCCACGCTTTCGGGTATGGGTTCATGGCGCAGATCATGCCGTCGAAGAACGCTGTCACCACGCCACGGTATTGAGGTTGACGCCCGCCCAACATGGAGCGCAGTGCTTGGCTGATAGTCTGCGTCTGGCCGCCCATGTACAGCTCGAAGCGCCCGTCGATGCCGCCTTCTGCCTTGGTGCCGCCGAACAGTTCCGACTGGTTAATGCTGATCGTGCTGTTCTGGGTTAACGAGCCAGTCCACGCGGTACGGTCGCCCACGCGGATCTCGGTGATTTCGTTTACCGGGCCACGGAAAAGGCCCATGAACAGGCCCATGTAGTATTTATAACCTACCGTGATTTTCTTGGCTTTACTTCCCATGCCCATGCGCCTCGTCCCATTCCGTTTGTGCCAGCGTTGCGGCCTTGTGCAATAACGGATTTGATGACTTCAAGGCATCCTCAACCGGATAGCCTTCCCGTAAAAACTGTTCGAAGGTCAGGCCGAATCGCTCGGCCAACCGTTCGGATCCCGAGGCGCAGTACCCCAACGCCCGGGCGTGCCGCATGAAGATGCGCGGCTTGTCCTTCGGCTCGTTTGCTCTACTCATTATTTCTTCGCCTGTTTCGCTTTAACTGCACTGGTGCGGAAGTTGCCAAAACCCAACACCTGCCAATCCGATGTCCACACCTCGCCGAAGACAACCGTCTGCGGGGTGCCTTCCTTCACTTGGGGGATGTCGAAGTCTTCAATCGTTGCTGGTTTTGCCTCGGCTGGTTTCGGTGCCAGTGCCGCGTTGATCAGCACGGAGGCTACCAGCATTGCTAATGCCCACCACATAGTTCGCTCCTTAGAAGATTGGATTGCCGTCGAACGGAGAACGGTCAGGCATTGTAGGACAGCCGCCGTAATTGTCGAGGTTGTTAAAGATGGTATCACACGCGACTGTAGTGCGTGGACAGCCCGGGTACGTTTTCAGGATGTAGCCCCCGGCCAGACCGTCGACGGTGCCGAAGATCGTAATGGTGTCGCCAACGTGGGTTTCGATGCCGCGACGTTCGGTGCCGTACGCCGGGTCGATCCACTCAATGAAGCCGCCCGCGAAATACCCGTCTGGCCGAGTCTTGTATGCGTCAGACACAACGGTACCCGCACCAACGGTTTTGATGGTGGCGTCCAGTCGGAATGACTCTTTGTTAACGCGGCATTGGGAGTCGTACAGGGCGTGCGGGCAACCTCGGCTCCACGCAAGGCGCAGACCATTCCTATCCATCGTGGCGGACAGTGTGGCGCATGTGACGGTTGATACGGAGGGACTGCCTTCGTTGATGCTGGTTACTTCGCCGACGTAGCAGACGACTGCATCGTTATCGCCGAGGTGGAAGCGGCGCATGATAAGTGATACGGGGGAACCGGGGGGAGTCCCAATGAAGAGACCGACGACGGGGCAGGTGTTCGGCATAGTCAGATTTAGCGCATCCGTCTTGGCCTCGCCAGTCTGCTTGATCCCGTCGTCGGTCATCCCCATTGGTTCCCAAATGCTCCCCAGCATGGATACTTTAGCGTCTGCGGACGTATAACGCCAGTATTTATCTAGCAGGCGGAACTCATACAGATAGACCGGCCTGCCGTTGTCGTTCGATGTCTCGATAATGTTGTAAGTCATGTCGCCCTCTTATGGTAATGGTACGGGCGTTGCAGCTCTCCTATCATCAAATGACTTGAAGGTTAGGGAAACTTGACTTACGCCCGCCGCATCAGTCAAACGTTTTATTTCGATGCCGTCAACATCTAATCGCGAAACTGGCATATATCCAATGCGCCGGACTTCGCTTCTCGGTGTCGCCGGGATGGACTGAGACAGGAATAACCACTCTTCATCCTGCACTGTTCGGCTAGAAATAATGGTAGTCGGGATCTTTGTGCCGTCATACAGCTCGACAAGAATATCGCGTTTTGTCTCCTGCTTGCCACCTACGAATTGTGTGTACCCGGAACGCCGCACTACCAAGGCACCGTCCGCCGGGTTGATATCGCGGGTCAGGATAAAGTCGTTGGTGTCGAGCGGCAGGTGGAACGTCTTGGTGCGACCTTGCAGCGCAAAGAGGATCTGGCGGAATTGGCGGTCGGCTGTCCGGCCATAAATCGTGTAAGACTTCTTCACGCTGCCGATGTTCTGATCGCCCGGGTCGACGATGACCACCGGGCCGGTGTCGTTGTCATAGTTGAACGTGTAGCGGTCAGACGTGATGTCGTTGGCCGAACCCCAGTCCTCCGGCAGCGCGAAGATATGCAGCCCGGTGCGCGCGTACGAAGGCAAGTCTGACCATGAGGCCGGGAGGTCGTACGGCTCGGTACAGTAAAAGCGCACCTGCGTACGGCTGACTGAATCGGTCATCTGCTCGCCGTTCATGGCCTCGCGGATCTGTGCAACTCGAACCGGGTACAGGCGCGTGCCCTTGGGCATGTCCTGCTGCAGCCCGAATTGCAGGGTCATGTGGCCGCCGTCGATATCCAGCCCGGCGATGATGTTCGTTTCGTAGTCCCACTTGAGATCCCGGCGGAACATCACCACGTCGCCAACGTTGAAATCCTTCACCCGGAATTGGCCGAAGATGTCAATGGAACCCGCCGGGGCCGCATTCTCGGTCGCCGTCATGTCGTGCCACAACGGCAGCAGCAGCGGCGCTTGGCCGACACCCGCGATAGTCGAGTCGAGCACCGTACGGTTTTCCTCCCAGCGCAGGAAGGTCGCCTCGAACGAACGACGGGGATGCAGGCGCACCGGGCGGCGTTGTTCCGCGCCAGACTCGGACATCATCACATCGGTAAGCCATTCGATCCGCTCGGTAACGCCGTCTTTCCAGTTGGGCAGCGGCAGGAACACCGGGTAGGTCAGGCGCACGTCATCCGAGTAGGGCGGGCGTGGCCCGAGCGCGGAGTCAGGGATCGGCACGATGTCAGCAATGTAATCGCTGGCCCGGGATACCTCGTACACCGCACCGTCGAGAAGCAGCTCAAAGGCGAAACTGGCCGGAGTCTCCGGCGGCACGTTTTGGTAGATCGCGTCGAACCGGTAGACCCCGTTCTCGGTTACGGTGAAGGTGCCGTGGTTCGGGTTGGAGCCGATGGCCGCGTCGAACACGATATTGTGCTCCACGCTCAAAGAGCCGTAGTCATCCACGTAGGCGTTCACCACGTAGGTGCCCGCTTTCAGCTTAAACCACTTCGCCATGTAGTAGGTCTGGTTCCCGGCTGCTTGCGCGTAGGCATCCTGCACGAATAAATCATACGCCCCATGCAGGGCGTTGAAGTGATCCGGGATTAGGATTTCGCGGGCTGGCCTTAGTCCTGTCAATGCCATGTTATTTGCTCACCAAGTTTTTTAAGGTCGGGACGTTACGTTTCAAAATCTGCATGATCGCCACCTCGCCTTCCGGGGTATTCATCGCTTCCGGTACCTTGGAGCGGTCATCCACCAGCACGAACCTCAAGCCTTGCGGAGTCTGTGAGGACTGGCCGCCGCCCGTTTGGTTCAGGACGTTGTTTGGATCATTTTTCGATAATACCTGCTCGCCTTTTTGAAGGATAGCCGGAACCTCGTCAGATTTCAGGCCCGGGAGACCGCCTGAGTGGAACCGTGGCGCGCCGTTGAACAGTGCCGGGGATACGCCGCCTTTCGTCTGCATACCGCCGGTAGTCTTGCTGCCGACTACACCACCGTTGTGTTTGGCCGCCACCCCGCCGAGCGCTACTGCTGCCCCACCGATACCGCCGCCCATTGAGGCCAACGCGTTCAGCGCCATCTGTTGCAGGATCGCCATCGCAATCTTCTGCAGGAAGTCCGCGAAGAACCGGGCGATGGTCACGCCGAGGTTCGAGAACGCGTCACCAATGCTCTGCGACCCGGCCACGACCTGCGCCATTTCGCTGACCACTGAACTAAGCGCCGTGCTCATGCCATCCAGTACGCCTTGAACGACGGTTGTGTCCATCGTAGTGAACGTACCGGTCAGGTCAGTAAGCCCGGCCTTGACGGTGGCGATTTGGGCCATGATGCGCGAGAACTCTTCCGGCGACATCGTTTCTTTGATTTTCTGAGCGAAGGCGTCGAGCTGATCGGCAGACGATGCGATGCCCGCGTTCATGTTCTGATACAGCGCCACGGTCTGAGCGACCGCCTCGTCTTCCGAGATAATCCCGGCCTGACGCTTGGCGTTGATTTCGTCCAGCAGGTTCTTCTTGGTTTCCTGTTGTGCGTTGAGCTGGTCTTCAATGCGTTTCAGTTCTTCCAGTTTGGCCTGCGTGGTGGAGTATTCGATGTTGCGCTGGCGCAGCACTTCGAGGTCAGCCGCGACTTGCTTACCGCCAGCCCCACCGATTTTATTGGCCTTCGCGATCAGCTGATCGTACTGACCATTCACCGCTGCCAGTTTAGCGGCCAGACGGTCGTCGAACGTGGCGTTCGGGTCTTGCTTGGCCTCTTTGATGCCGACGGCGGCGTTCAGCTCGTTGTACTTGTTGATTAACGCCTGCAGTGCGTTCTCTTGGGTCTTCGTACCTTTGGTCGTACGTTGCTGCGCGTTAAACAGGGTGGTCTCTGCCTTCTTGCGCGCCGCTACAACGGCATCTAGGCGTTTAGTGATAGCTGCCCCTTCCTCACCGCCGATCCCCTTAGCGCGGGCGTACTGAGGCGCGAATTCCTCGTCTACCAACTTGAGTCGGCCCGGCAGGTTCTTGCGTTCCTCGGCCTTGCGTGCTGCGACGTCTGCTTTCTTGGCAGCGTCTTCCATCTTCGCCAGCTCTTTAGTAAGCCCGGCAATTTCACGCGCACGTTTGGTTACGCCGGTATTCGGGTCAGCGGTGAACTCAAACGCGTTTGCCCCGGATGCGGCCTTGACGTCGGCCATTAGCTGCGCCACACGCTCACGGATGATCTTCGTGGAGTCGGCGTTCTTCGCGACCATATCGTCGTTCAGCTTCACCCACTGCTTGTTGACGTCATCCCAGATCTGCCCGGTAGATTCCAGCAGGTTGCGGTGTTCTTTGGTCAGGTCATCCGAGATAGACAGCGCCCACTCTGACAGCCCTTGGCCGACGCCCGGGATCATTTTCAGCAGGTCGGCAATCCACCCCATGATGGTCTTCGTGGCACCCGCGAACAGCGTGGTGATCGGGCGCAGGATACTGATAGCCAAGTCGTAGAAGATTGTCGGGATAGATTTGGCGATGGCGGCCAACTGGTTGCCAAGGTTCTTGAAGTCGCGCACCACCGCGTTCACACCTTCGCGGAACGTCTGGGATTGCTCGTAGAAGATGGCACCGATGTCGTACGCCAGCAGCGCCCAACCGACAAACGGGATGGCCCGGGTAAGCCCTTTCAGGACTACACCTAACGCCCCGGCAGCGCCACCAGCGGCTACCAGTCGAGCGGCCCAACCTTCCAGTACGGTGATGATGCCTTGACCTACGCGGGCCAGACCGTTGACCAGCGGGATTAGTTTCGCGATGTTCTGCGCCAGCCCGACCACGAAGGTCACGGCTTTCAGCCCGGCGAAGATCCCGAGCACCGTGATAAGGCCGTCAATGTTCTCCGTCACCCACACCACGGCATCCGCGACTTTCGAGAAGGCGTTGCCAAGTTTAACGGCGGCTTCTCTGCCGTCCGGGCTGCTTAGGAAGTCGGTGATCTTTTGCAGCATACGCACGTACGCGTCGATAAACCCGGAGTCGGCTAGGGCCAAGCGGAACATCGTCATGGCGTTGGCTGCGCGGGCTTCCATCGCATCCACACCTTTCGATGCGGTAGCGATCTGCGCGTCAACTGCAGCGGCCTGTTCGCGGGCGAAGTTGATAACCGCCTCGCCGGAGATCTCCCCGTTTTCCAGCGCCTTCGTCAACTGCAAGGTTGTCATGTCCATGCCTTTAGCGAACAGCGCAAACGCCGCCGGGAGTCGTTCACCCAACTGGCCGCGCAGTTCTTCGGCGTAGACCTGACCTTTCGACAACATCTGCTCAAGCGCGCGGAACACGCCTTGCATGTCATCTTGGGATAGGTGGAATACACGACCGGCCTTCGCTACCGACTCGAAGATATACTTCGTGTCCTGTAGGGACAGGCCCACCGATTTAGCGGAAATCGCGAATTTGGTGTACGACTGTGACAAGGTGGCGAGGTCGATACCGAGCTTATTGGAAAGCCCAATCATGTACTCCCACTCTTTGTTCACCGCCGCTTGGCTGTTGCCCACCACGTTCGAGATCTTAATCATCGCCTGTTGGCGCATCTTGTACGCTTCGATGGATCCCGTCGCCAGTTTAATCGCGCCTTGGAAGCCGACGTAACTGGTTGCCAGCGCCAACACTTCACCTTTCAATCGCTGAACGGCTGACAGGGTAGTACGGCCATTGTCTTCGAAGAAGGAGAACGCTTTCGCCCCATCGCGTGCTGCGCCTGCGTTGTTTCGCAGCGCCCCGGTCAGGTCGTTGATAGCGGTGGTGGATGCACGGCTTGACCGAACCAGACGGTCTTCGGCGTCGGAAAGGTTACGCGTGTCTACCCCGGCGTTGCGAAGTGCGGCTTGGGTTGAACGGGCGGAACTACCGGTGGTTCTTAGGGCGGCGGAGGCTGCTGCGAGGCGCTGTTGAGCGGCCTGCATCTGAATACCAAGGGCACCAGTGTCGGTCGTCGCTGTTCGCATCTGCTGCGCGAGATTCATCACATTCTGGCGGGCCGCTTGGTATTCAGTGCGGGCACTGCGCAATACTGACACCTGTTGGCGGTACATGTCAATCTGTTGTGCAATAGCCGCGATTGACTTGTTGGCATCGTTCAACATGCGGATCTTCTGAGCCGCGTTCTCGACCTGCTTGCCATTCCGGGCAAGGTCAGTCGTCACCGTATTAATCTGGTTTTGCAGCCCGCGCAGGGTTGAGCGAGCGGCTTCTGCCGGGTTGACGATTGACTGGATTTGGCGGCCAAGCGGGCCGAGCTGACCGGTAGCCTGTTGCACCACTCGGCCTAAAGTCTGGTAGCCCCGGGCAGACGCGACGGCCTGATCTGCCTGCTGGCGGAGACCACGGATAATCTTGGCTTGGGCTGCAGCGGCGGCAGACGTCGAGATAATGGCGTCCTGACGTTCCAGTACCTTGTTGACCTGAGATACGCTGTTGATGATGCTCGACTGAGCCTGACCAAGTTTTGAGGTCTCGATCCCGTAGCGTTGCAGCTCGGCGGTAGTCCGGGCCACGCGGGCCGCTTGGTTGGCCTCGGCTTTCGCGGCGGCCTCGACCTGACGGTTTACCCGGGCCAGTGCGTTTTCCTGCCGCTGCGTTACCTTGGCCGTGTTGTCGTAGGCTTGCTGCAGTTGCGCCTGTTTGGCGCGCAGGGCTTCGGTCTTGGCCGCTGCCTCCGTCATCTGCTGATTCTGGCGCTTGAACACCTCGATCAGCGAGTTGAGTTTCAGCAGTTGTTGTCCGGCCTGTTCGAGTTTCTTATAGGAGGCTTCCAGATCCCGAGTCGAGACTTCTCCGCGCTCGGCTGCCTTGCGCTGTTCTTCCTGTGCCCGGGCCATATGGTTGATGGCCGTGGTTACGGATTTGAGCGGCTTCTGGCTATAGTCCCTAGCCCGGATTCTTAGCTCGACGTCTTTGCTGTTAGCCATCGGATAACCTCTTAATCATTTTCTTATATTCAGGCCCGCCCTTCTTCGGATTCAAGATCCCAGCGATACACGTTTGCATCAGTAGTGATTGTGTGACGTGTTCCGCATTGATACGGCGACGGGCAATCTTGGTTTCTGTCCACAAATAACCTAGCGGGTAATGCCGGGCAGCGGGG